TACTGCGGGAACACGGGACGAGCACCGCTCGCACAGACGCCGCGGAAATATCCGACATTGCCGTCCGGATTATTTTCACGATCAAGGATGTTAACCCACTTGAACTCACCACGGTAGTTCTGGGGGTTGAAACCCATTTTGTTATCCGTGCTGATCGGGCTGGGCACTACAGAACGCATCACTTCTTGATGGAAGATGTAGCTAATTTCGTAGGAAGCCGTCTCGTACGCGGGGTTGATGTTGTACGCGGACCCTTTACCGTTTGCTACCGTTTCCTTGCGGAAAGGATACACACGGATAAGGGTGTTATTAGTCGTGACGAACGTGGCAAACCGCGGGGGATACGGATCGATTGAGTGGTAGAAGCCACCGTAAGAACGCTCAATGCCAAGAGGCGTGAGCAATTCATTCGGCTTGGCATACCGGAAATCCTGACGGATATCGGCATTCAAGCGAATCAAGCTTTCGCTTGTTTCGGCACCGCAGATCAACATGAACACGGGGGCTCCGTTTTCACGGCCCATGGCCTTAGCTCCCGCACCGTCACGAATGAGCTTCATATAGAGCCGCTTCAGGATTCCCTGCGTCAACTGGCTATTAGGCAAGTTGGCGGCAGTAACCGCACCAGCAGAAGCAGCGGTACCAACTCCACCAGTCACAGCGTTATAAACAACTGCTGCGTCGCCGGTGCTAGCTGTGGTGGAAGCCAAGATACCGTTAGCAGTGGTGCTGGGGTAAACAAGGTTTCCTTCAAGTGCAACCGTCTTGGTGTATAGAGTCCGGTAACGATCCTGCCAAACCAAGGAGGTCGATTCAGTCAAGACATCCATGATGTTCGAGAGCTGTTCTTTACGTTTAACGGCAAAGCGCAAGTCTTCGAGTGCGATGTCGGGGGAATCAACCGAGGCCCATTCTAGCGAATACTGGCGGAGTTTCTGACCAAAGGTAACTCCTGTGAGTGCCTTGGGCAAAACGTTACCAGAGGTAGAACTAGACGCCACCGGCAATCCGTCGCCAGCAGTGCTGACGGCCTGGGTGTAAGGGTTGAAGCCCTGATAGTCTTGGGTGTTCCGATTCGACCCGAGGATACGCCAGTTAGTTCCTGCGTCTGACTTGATATCGTTAGCTGTGTAGCCAACCGCGGTATCAGCAGCAGTCGCAAGTGAACTGGAGGGGTAGAAACGTTCGAATGTAACCGAACTGATTACATCGCCCATCTCCTCAGGGAATTGTTCCTGTTTAGTTAATTTGAGCCAAGCTGAGGTATCGATCGTCCGGCGATAAATCTCCGGTCCGATACGACCCGCTTCTTTAACAAGAAGCTGTTGAATGCTATAAGTAGTAGCCATATTAGTGATTTCCTTTCAGCCTTCCCCTTACTCTCGCAAAGGGTCGGTTGTGATTTATAGTAATTCTGCCAGTCCCTATCGGGGCTATCCAGTCTTACTATGTTCTCAAAACTTTTCCCTGGCGGCATCCCAGAGCTTTTAATGCCCGATTTCTGCTAGACCATCTCAATCTTTATAGGTCTTGTTCAAGTAGGATCTCAATCTTTATACCTGCCTCGAACGAGCTAAATGTATCAACCGGTTAGAACGTGTCAATACCTTTTAACAAATTTATCGCTTCATGCCCCGCTCTAGAGCTTCTACGAAACTTAAATCAGCTGGAACCTCAGGCCCACTATCCCTAGATCCGCCGGAGGATGGTAGTGTGGCCCTAAGTTCTTTGGTCAAAGCTTCTAGTTCCGTGATGCGGGACTGAGTCTTGGAAACGTAGTCTTGGAATACATTCATTACTACTGGCATAGCAGCAGCATTGAAGGTCAGTTTGGCTTTCGCTCTCGGGTCAAGTTCAGTATTCTCGATCTCTAAAGCCTGTTGTTGGATACTGTTGATGGTATTATTCCAAGCTTCATTTCCTTCGATTGGGCGCAATAGAGCATTCTCTTTTTGAAGATTCTCCCACTCGCTTTTGTAGGCTGAGTCAACCTGTTCCTGGGTCCTTTTAAAGATATTGTCGCGCTCTTGCTTTTGCTCTGTATCCAGCATTTGCAAAACAGTTTGCACATCTTTTGTTAAGAGATCTCTTCGAGCGAATACTTTATGTAAATCTTCTGCCCGCGCCCTAACAGCTAGAGCATCTACAGGGTCAAATGTTGAGGTAGCTTCCTTAAGTAGGGCCCTTCTTGTGGCTGGATCTGGTTCTACCATAGCCGAATAAACGCTTCTAGCATCTGCTTTATACAGATCAGAAATCTCAGACACTTCTTTCTGAATCTCTTGCAGGGGGCTAGTCACAGCCTGTTTGTACTCGCGAGTAGACTCGAGGCGGGACAATCTCAACTCACCCTCATATTCATCCCGCTCAGTCTTTAGAGCTTCGAGCTGGTTCTGTAGATCAATCTGCTCGACTGAATTTACTGGGGCTACCGAAGCCTTGGCTTCAAATTCTTTGATCTGTGTTCGGGCTTCCCTCAAATCTTTCGTCAGCCGAGCCCAAGCGGTCTGTGCTTCGGGTTTAAGATTGTCCGGGGCTTTAATATCCAGATCTTCTAAAATTGCTGGGGTTTTAGTATCTTCTTTCCCAGTCATCCGTTTAGTTAGAATATCTAGCGGGTTTGTGCTATTAGCGGAAATTTTTGTCTCTACCGGAGCTAAAACTTTAGTTTCCACCGGGGTGGGGGTTTTTTCGGGTGCCGATTCAACTGGGGTTTCGGCTGAAGGTGTATTAGACAAGGCTTCAAACCCAGCGTCGAAAGCGTCTGAGAAGCTTAAGTTATCTGCTCCGCTGGATCCTTTGACGGCTGGTTCTGGGGTGGCTACTGTAGTTTCACTCATGGTTTATATTTCCTTATTGTGTAGTGTTGGTGGTTGTTTCTTCGGTTGTTCCTTCCCACGGTGCGGGAAGATCGCTTGGTTGTGACAGACTTTCGGATAAGGTGCCTAGTAAACGAATGGCTTCATAATAGCCTTCCCTGCGAGAATTAAGAGTGGCGTTCCAATCAATAAAGTCTACTCCCACCGGCGGCATTGTGGGGGTTGGTATTCCTATGGATAGTAATACTTCTTTAGTGGCCCGTCCTGGTTCTGATTTAAAAAAGGCTTTTAAAGCCGATTTAAAATCTTCTCTTTTATTCCAATCGTTTAATGTCATGCCAAAGGAACGGTGGGGGTATTCATCGAGGTACGTAGATTAGCTGCGGCTTGCGCGTCTTGTAAAGCTAATTTTTGTTTCATTTCCGCTTCTTTAAATTGGTTATCCATTGCGGCTTTTTCTTGCTTGAGCTGCATATCCAGTTGATGCGATTGCATCTTCATTTGCATTTCTGGAGTAATCGATGGGATTCCCCCTTGCTGAAGAGCAGCCTGTTGCTGCTGCTCATTAGCCTTTCGCATATCTTCTTCCACATCCCGTTGTAAATTTACAAGAGATTCTCGCATCAGATTCATAGCCATCTTAATTTGCCCAAGCTCTTGTTTTTTACCCTGATCCTCGGCAATACGAATAAAATGTTCGTTAACATGCTGGAACAACATATTGAGAAATGCGAGGGCCCCTTGCTTATTCTCAATTTGCCCATTTTGAACAGCCTGTACTATTGGTTGTGCTTCTCTCAAGTGAACGGCTAAATGAATAGTGTGATTCTCGTTAGGAAGAACGGTTACTGACCTTCCCGCCTGCATTGCGCCATTCTCTAATTCAGCAATTTTAGCATCGGCTGGAATACGATTTTTAACATTGGGGTTAGGGAGATACCTATCGACTTGATCGTAACCAACTCGAGCAGCGATTCGATCGCGAATAGCATTCGTTTGACCGAGTTCGTCAAACTTGGGGAGCATCTGCATAAATTCATTGAATGTGGCCAACCTAGCTGCTGGTGACCCGAGGCCGACTGCTTTAACCACGCTAACATCATAAACAGCTTTAACTGCTTCCCATGGAACGCCTCTTTCTTCCAACCTAGACCTAAACTTCTTAGCTTCGTCCCCGCCTACTTCTCCGGGAATCCATGTGTCTCGTTGTAATCTTCGGAACTGCTCTCGTAGCAATCTCCCCCAAGGCACATAAAATAGATTCATCGAGTTGGTCGTGAGAATTGCCTCATTTGCTAGTTGCGCTTCTACCTCGGTGGCGGTACGTGGATTGCCAGAAGGGGCATTCATAGTTGTTCGGTAAGAACCAGTATTGCTCTGACGAACCATCGCCATTTCGTTTACAATAGGCTGAACATTTGCGGCCAAATTCGGGAACTGCGTCTGGACAACATTCAACCCCGGAGGAAGGAATGAGAGAGGTCCAGAATAGGCCATCGTCATTTTCGATACATCTTCAGAGGTTGAAGGTTGTAGTAGTACTGAAGTCTGTAACATTGCTCCGTCGGCCATTGCGCAACGCAAACGATTTGTCATTTGAATATGCGGGAAAATCTTGTACCCAAGTCCTCGAATAGAGTGGTACTGCCCATTGCCAATCCCATATGTGAAGATATGGAACGCTTCTGCGGCGCTTTTAAAACGATGTAGCCGCTTGAAGAGAAACTCTCCGCCCCCATCACGTCTACCTATCGCGTGAGAATATGTCCCGTCAAACTCCCGTACATAATAATGTATTACATGAACTTCGCGGCTTCTTACATGTGCAAAATATAGATCATTGCTCTTGAGTTGTTTTTGTAGTTCTTCCCAGTTAAATCCATCCATGGGGAAAGTTGTGGTGGCATCGCGAATAGCCTTTCTAGTTTCTTCGACATCCCACCCAGCCTGCTCTGCAATTTTGGGATTTTCAATATATTGAAAAAGTTCGTGAGTTAAGTAAATTCTGCGGACACAAGCAATCTCTACTTTATCCTCTGTTGCGGACGTTCCTCTCGGGATAAAAAAATCTCCGATAGGGCAAACATTCCAATGCCAGCTTCGCTCATCTTCAAAATAAGCAATCCCTAGTCCTTGTGATACAAAGTAGTAGGATAAAAGTTGTTGCTTGAAATAAAAGCTAGACCAATCTTTAGTGAGTAAGCGGGTAAACTCTTCCGAAATAATTGCTCCGTATTCCTCTCTCTGGCTGTCGTCGCCAAAGCGAGTCCTAACATTTATTAATCTATCGACCGAGGTGACAAGATCATTATAGGAAGTTAGCGCTTTTTCTAGATCTGCCCCCGCCTCTCCGAAATTTAAATTAGCTCTGTACGCTTGTCCTAGTCGGCGGAGCGCGACGGAATCATAAGGAGCGGCCCCGTCGAACATATCCATAATACGGGTACGATCTCTGGCGGCTCCCTCGTCTGCTAAAAATAGATTTTTGTAAAGATTGTATAAACCGTTGTGGTCGCTTATTCGGGTTTTTGGTGGCTTCCCACTCTCGCTTATAGTTAAAAGCTCCGAATCTGGAACAGTATTGTTATTGTATTTGGGTTCCACAAGTCTGACTAGTATGGGTGAGTGCCCTATCTATGTCAATAAACCTTTTTAGGTAGATAAAAAGGAGGAGTCGGGCACAGTTTCATCTAACTTTCTCGCTTGATCAATAAAAGAAGATCGCATCTTTCCTCCTACGAGGGATCCTGCATGTATACCAAGCTTCTGCCTAGCTAAGTCTAGGCCTAAGAAGAAAGCATCGGCCAAATCGGGTGATCTTCCTAGCCGTAGTTTATAGTCTCTTTTGGGCTCAACGGTTACTTTACCACCCGCTGTAGTGGTATACTTTCTCCCAGTCATCTCTTTAGCTAAATCTGGAACCATGCCTTTAAGCTGGCCTGCCCTCATGTACTCGACACCGGAAAACCATAGTTCGGTCACCCTATTTGTATACTTATCTGATCCCTTAATGGGGTTAGTGACGCTAACGGGTAGGGTTGATGCTCTCTCCCCGAACTTAATACGGAGTATTCTGGGGGACCAAGTCTCGGATAAGATGTCGCAAAAAGGATCCCCGGCCCCAGTAGCATCGATGGCTAGTCTCTCTGGCGGTACCCCTGACTCTTGGCAAATTCGCATTACTTCTTTGGCAATCTGAAAGTTCCTAGGTTCTGCCTTAGTAACATCTTCCCTCACGTAGTGGAACTTATGCAAAGCTACCGCGGGGCCAGACTCTTCACTTTGGCCGTACTTAATTATAGCTAACACGGATCTATCTCCCCCATTTGTAAACGCAGGATCAAATCCGGCTAAGTACAATGGCGGAGATGACCATCTGGGTTCTTTGGTTACATCGTACTTTCGAAAATCGGCTTCGGAATAAATTCCCTCTTCAGATCCTACAGGAGCTGGAAAACTCCGGATAAAGCGCCAAAAAGAAAGAGAGTTCTCTCCCTCGTTGTCCATAGCATACTTAACTTGCTTCGAGGTTAATAGAAAAGGCCACTTATCGTCATGCTCAATGTTGGGAGTTTTCAGTCCGTCTAAGTGGATACACTTACCGGTCTTTGTCTCCCACTCACTAGCGTCGACATTGATAGAATTCCACCCGTCCTTAGGCGTAGAAAAAACTCCGAAAGGATCGTATTGAGAGTTAAAATTACCCAGAGCAACACATTGGAACTGAGGGTTAGAATTAAGATTGTTGATAGCTTCAAACACGGAATTAGTTACGTCGGTAGCCTCATCGATGATTAAGAATACTCGCTTGTTCTTTAGCCCAATCAATTTAGCAGTTGCTTCCTTCTCCTTATCTGGACTTGAAGGAACTAAAGTAATGGAGGAACGATCCGAAGCTTCACTAGATTCTGATATATCGAGAACGATCTTACCCATTGAGTCTACCAATTTTCCTGGTAGTCCCGGGACTTGCATGTACCGCTCGCGTACAGACCCCCACAGTCGTTTTCTAGCCTCTCGAACACTTGTTGTTGTAACTAAGACTAGCGTTTCATGGGGGGCGCAAAGCCAATTAACTAGGCCCCACATGGCCATCGTTGATGTTTTTGCAGAAGACTTGGGTCCGGAAATAGCCAGATAAGTTTCTTCGCAAGCCCGTTCAATCATCCATTCAGCCCAAGGATGCCAATGGAACCCATTCTTATGTTTTGTTTTATGGTATGGCCATAGGATATTTACTACATTCTTAAAATGCTGGGCTTTCCCCAATCCTCCGTCCTCCGGCTTTAGCCCGGTCTTAAAGGCTAATAATTCTATATCGAGATCTCCAGCCCCCTCAGGCCAAGACTTTCCATATTTTTCTATAGGCAAGGTACTAATCTGCATATTCGATTGACAGATGTCAATTTAAGTTCACTCTAACCGCCACGATGAAAAGACAAATAGAAAGATCAAAATATGAACAGTTGCACAAAAGGAAAAGTTGGAGAGCGTGAATGGCGAGATGTCCTCAAAGCGGAAGGCTACGAGGCGAGGCGCGGAAGGCAATTCTCGGGGAGTCCCGAGTCGCCGGACGTTATCTCGAACCTCCCTTTTCACTTTGAGGTCAAGCGGGTTGAGGCCCTCAACATTAATAAAGCTATGGAACAGGCCAAAAGAGACAGTGGCAAGAGTGTGCCAGTGGTGGCCCATAGAAAAAACAAGTGCGAATGGCTTGTTACGATGGCTGCAAAAGACTGGCTTGAACTAGTACGTGAAAAACACGCAGACGCATGTGCAACTGCGCCCGTGGCAGGAGCAGTCCAAAAGCACTTTACTTCTGGCAATTCAGAACCACTCAGTA